TTGGTAAACGCCAAACGGGCGGCCGGGCGAACCCAGCCGCCCGCTCTTGGGCGTTTTACTATTGGCGTCAAGCGTCAGAGCGACTTGTAGTCGTTCACGTTGGCCGTGGTGGCGTCGTACGCACCCTGCTCAGCCTTGGTCAGCCGGGCGTCGGTCACGATGGCCACGGTATTGCCGGGGCTCGTCACCACCGTCAGGTACCGCTTGCGGCCACGCAGATCGACGTTAAACCGAGCGACGGCACCGTAGTTGGCACCCGTGGTCGAGCCCGCACCGGCAGTCACGGAAAGTCCTGACACGTCCGCCTGGCCAGAGCCGCTGGTGTCCGACTCCTGAATCTTCAGCACGCTGGCGTAGGCCGAAGTGGCCGCCGTGAACGGCGAGTACACCACGTCAACGCTCAGATACTTGAAGCCAACCGTGTCGATTTCGTGCGAGTGAGTGGCCGAAGCAGCAACGCTTGCCGCAGCCTTGACAGCACTCTTCGTCAAAGAAATGTGATTCATGGGTCAGTTGTCTCCTAGGAAGGTGTCAGGCTCAGGCCAGCTTGCAAGCGATCACGGGGCCAGCGGTGGTCGCATCGCCGGCGGTGTGCAGGTTCCAGTCCATGCGGACCGAGCACTTGTACACACGCTGGTCATATTCAAAGTAGCGGTCGTCAGACGAGGCAATCTGAACCCCGCCAGCCTTCTCGCCCATGATGGCCGCGAGCGACACGTCGCCAACGTAGGCGTAGGTTTGGCCGGTGGTGGGGGCTGAGTTCATCGACAGCACCCAGACAACAGGCAGGCCAAGGAAAGTCGTTGGCGTGCTGTTCGCAAGGTTCTGTGCGGTGTTCCCGCCCGCCAGAGCGCCGATGGTGCCGCTGCCGGCCGTGCCACTTGACAGCATCATCCGCTGAACGCTGTTGTGATAGACGCTCGGGTGCATGTACCAGGCTGACGTGCCAATCGCGTACCTGGGAATCTTGCCCATTGCGGCGAGGTAATCGTCAATATCCAGGGCCGCAATCGTCGTATTGCCAGTAGCCGCAGTCGCCACGCTCGCGGCGTGCGTGCCGTCAGTCAACTGAGCAAGGCCACGGATGCCGCCGTAGGTGCTGCTTCCGTCACCAAGGAACACGGCATCGTCCTGCTGCTTTGCGATGGCAAGGCTGAACTCAGCCAGGAGCCAGTCAGCAATCATGGCCGAATCGTTCAGCAGTTCCATTGAAACTCGAGTTGCGACGGCCAGCTTCTTGGCGACCAGTTGCACCATCGTTGCGGTCGGGTCGGAAGTCGGGATAGTCGTATTCTCTCCGATCCAACTTGCCGTAACGCCCGTCAATCTGCGAGGCACGAGAACCGTATCGGTAGTCATGGTGATCTTCTGCGAAATGTTCGCAGCAACACCGTACTGCTCAACCCGGCGGATCAGCTGATTCTCAAACTGATCAAACACGGTCACGCCGCCAAGCGAGTTGACCTGCTCGCCCATATCGCGAACTTCAATGCCAGCATCGCGGCACCACCGCTTTGCCTCGGCATCTCCACCGCTCGCCTTGAGCCACTGGCCGCACTTGTATGCCGTCTCGTAATCTTCAAACGCCTTGAGCGAGCCACGACGAGAAATCGGGTAGATGCTGGGCTTGTTCACGGCAGCCTCCGAGTGAGCAGGGGTCGCACGGTTAAGCGTCTTGAGCAGTTCAGCCTTGCGAGCCTCAGCGGCCTCGCTCTTGGCAATGGCAGACTTGATCCGCTCGGCCTTGGCGAGCAGGGCGTCGTACTTCGCCTGTCGGGCCTCGACGGCCTCAACGGCGGATCGCTCGCCTTCAACGGGCGTGCCGTCCGTGTTCTCGCCAGCCTCTTCAGCAACGCCCTCTTCATCGAGCATGCCGAGCTCAGCGAGAGTGGCGGCGAGTTCGTCGAGAAGTTCCTTGACCTTGCTGGCGGCCATGTGCGTGGCTCCTGTGTGCGGTAGGTAATGACCTATTCGCACGGTAGAGCCGGGCCGGGCAGTCCTTGCAGATACGCTTTGCGTTCAGTTGCTTACTTATGCAACGAACGGCGGCGTATTTCGCACGACTTCACGACGTGCTTGGCCGTCGTGCGGCATGAAGGGCACCGCAGATAGCGAGTGCACAGGCCGCCCTTTTCCATCAACGAGTACACGCCGAGACGTGCAGAGCGGCAGTGGCCGCAAACATCACCCGACTTTGTGGCCATGCTGCCTCAGAAACCTACGAATCGCATGCTCAGTCTTCGCGTCCCGTCGAAGTGCCGGCAGCTTCAGCGCCGGTCGGTGCGATTGTAGAAACCGCTCATAGCTGCGAACCGCCACGCCCGTCGTGGCCTGCTCATACGCTGGCGTCAGAACTGGGCTAACGTCATAGACGCCTTCCACCTCGTGAACGCTGCGAATGGCTGTGCCGTCTTCGTCCTTGTCCCACGTCTCCTGGCCAATGACGAACGCGAACGAGCTCCCCCATACGTCACCTCGAGCGATGAGCGTAGAGAGATCCCGGCCCAGCTGCGTGTCTGGCACCTCGACGCTGTACCGCATGCCCTCGTCATCGGTGTCCACCGTCAGCGTGCCGCTGCGAGTTGAGCCCAGCACGTAGTTGGGGTCGTGGTTCCACAACGCTACGACGGGGTGCGCCTGCTCTTTGAGGGCACGGGTAAACGCCCCCGGCATGATCTGCTCGCGGAACGTGCCCAGCATGGTGCTGCGGACGTTGTACTTGGCCGCATAGCCACCGATATACGCCTTGCCGGCCTCACGGGTTTCCAGCGTCAGCGGCAGGGCAACGGATCGACGTTCAAGGTTGTCCATGGTGTCACTTCTTCTTTTGAGCGGATGGTTGCCTGGTTATCGGGTCCGGTGCGTTAGGCTGTTGATCTGGCAGCGTTGCCCCAACGCGAACGCCAGCAACCATTGCCTTGGCTTGCTGTTCAGAAACTCCCGGGAACGCAGATGAAATAAGAGACACTGCGCCGTCTATGGTTAGAACTCCAGAAGCGACGTTCTGCAGGATTTCCAGCAGCGATGCAACCTGTGCTCCGTTGAGCGCTGTGTCTTGTACCGACACGCCTTGATTCTCAACCTGCGCGTCGGCCGTTGAAACATCGGCCTCTGTTCCAGCGACTTGGTCGGTGTACGAATCCGTTGAGACAGCGGAATCATCAGGCGGTGCAGAAGCCTCGGCCGCGATGCCTTGCATCGTGGTCAGGTTCATCTGCATGTACCGCTGATCGCCCTCGGGGCCAATCGGGTTCATGTTCAGAACCTCGCGGCACTCGTTGACGCTGTAGATGCCCGTGGTCAGCATCGTTTGCAGCCACGCGCCCTGGGCGGCCAAGTCGCCACGCAGCAGGCCACGGGTATCAAACTCAGCGAAATAGATGTCATCTTGCGTGACGAGATCCCTCGTGATCGCCGATTCCCAACGGCGGAACCACGGCAATAACGTCTGTTGCACCAGATCTATGGCCGCTTGTTCCTGACTCGCGTATCCCACCTTGGTCTTGTCTTGCACGTACGACGGGTCAACGCGATACGCCCGGCAAATCTCAACCGTCTGGTACGCCCGAGATTCAAGGAATTGGCTTGCTTCGTTTGTGCCCTGCACGTCTTTCCAATGCACGCCCTGCGGCAGCACAGCCGTTCTATGAGCCCGGTCAGCGCCCCTGTGAATTCTCTCAAACTGCTCACGCAGCCGCTCGGCAGTCTCAACCGTTATCGGGTTGTCGCTTTCCATGAGCCCCGACAGCCGGCAGGCGTTGCCGAAGTAGCTGCCACCGTGAGCCTCAAGGGCTTGGGCCAGGGCGATGGCGTCACGCGAGAGAGTGATGGGCAGCATGCCGGTCACGCCGTCCTGGCTCAGCCACCGCAAGTGGAAAATCTGGTCTTGCCGGTAGTACGTTTCACTGCCGTTCTGCTCGCGGTAGCAGTACCGAAGCGTCCCGTCCTCTAGCTGCGTCACCTTCATACGTGACGGGTGCAGCGGCCAGAGCTCAGTCACAGCCCCGGCGGAACCGCTACGGATCTCGGCATAGGCGTTTCCGTAGAGCAGGCAATGAGCAGTGAGCATTTCGCGGAACTCAAACGACGTTTGCCAGCCGTTGGGTGCCTGCGAAAGAATCCGGTACAGCGGCAGATC